TATCTACACAACTTACCTTGCAAATTATGTTTATTGCACATAATATGTGTTAAAAACATAGAGGGTTATGCGCATGTTTACGACACCACTACGCAAAGCTCGACTCAATGCAAAGATGACCATTCAGGAGGTCGCAACACAAACCAAGTGCGACCCGGGCAATCTCAGCCGCATGGAGCGAGGTATTCAGCGTCCATCACCGGAACTGGCTGAAAAACTAGCCAAGCTGTTTTGTACGGAATTAACAGAAATTCAGATCCTTTATCCAGAGAGGTTCTTTCCTGATGGAAATGCCAATCAGAACACTACAGGAAATGCCTGAAATTTACGGGCAAGCAGATAAGGACTGGATTATTCAGCAGTTAGAAAGACTAACACCAGCTGTACGGCAGAAAGCGGTTCTGCGTTATGCCGCTGTCTACCAGGAAGCCTTCGATGCCGAGCCTGTTTCATACCGAAAGGAGAACCGGGCAAGGCATGAGGCAAACACAAGGCTTCGCCTGTTTGTGAGAAATCAGGGCAGAGCTTTACAGGGGTACACCGCCGAACCTCCCCTGGCAGGAACGCAATCGCGCTCCTGATTGTTTCGGGTTTAAAGGTACCCGAACAGAAACAGGCTTAAAGGTGCCTGTTCAGGTTGGCAACCAACTGACCAATACCATTTTACGCACTAGTAAAGTAGTACATTTTTATGGGGAAGAGGGAAAGGGGGGTAAGGGGGGATTGGGTGTAGGGGAAGGAATAGCGCCTTTTCCAACAGGAGAGATCCATAGGTTAAGTAGATCTCTGTAGTAGGGCAGTAATAAAAACGCCTGTATCAGCAAGATAGTACATAAAGGTCAGGCACTGAAAACGTAATGGTTCTTTCTGGAAGAGTGATTTTTCAGGGGAGCTGAATCAGAAGGGAGGCTGGCAGCCTTTGGGGAGGCCACCAGCCATGTGAGGGGGAATCCATGAAAACCACATCACAAAATTATTATCTCATTACCGCGGGGTCCGCACAATGCAGCTGACGATCACGCCGAATTTTGCACAGGAACGCGCGCTGAACATGCTGCGCCGTGACTGGAAGTCGCATAATACTTTCATGGTGTATGCGCCCACTGGCAGCGGCAAAACGGGGTTAGCAGCCTTCATCGTTGCCGGGTTCGTCAGCCGTGGTATGCGTGTTCTGTTTTGTGCGCCGTACACCATCCTGATTGGTCAGACGGCTAATCGTTTCGTGGAGTACGGATTACCGGGGGATGACATCGGTTATATCTGGGCGGATCACCCCAACTACGATCCGGACCGGAAAATCCAGATTGCCAGCGCCGACACTCTGATTCGCCGTGTGTTTCCTGACAATATCGATCTGCTGATTATCGACGAAGCTCACCTGCGTAAAAAACGCATCCTGAAGGACATCGAACGCCTGCGCGGCAAAGGCGTAAAAGTGATTGGCCTGTCGGGTACGCCATTTTCCCCGTTCCTGGGCAAATACTATGACCGACTGATTAAGCCGACTACCATCGGCGAGCTGATCCAGCGTGGCGATCTGAGTAAATACGAATTTTACGCGCCAACAAAGCCGGATCTGAAAGGCGTAAAAACCAAGTCTTCGCTTGAGTACGGCAACGATTACAACGAAACGCAGCTGGCTGAAATCATGTGTGGCTCTACGCTGGTGGGCGATATTGTCCAGAACTGGCTGGAGAACGGACGTGACCTGCCGACAATTGCGTTCTGCGTGAACGTAGCCCATGCCAATTTTCTGACTATTCAGTTTAACCAGGCTGGCGTGAATGCTGAGGTCATGACCGCCGACACGCCAACAGAAGAACGTCAGACTATCATCCATCGTTTTGAAACTGGCGCCACGAAAATCATCGTCAGCGTGGGCGTGTTGGTTGCCGGATTCGACAGTGACGTTCGCTGCATCATCTACGCCAGACCAACAAAAAGCGAAATTCGCTGGTTGCAGGCGCTCGGGCGTGGCCTGCGCACTGCACCGGGTAAAGAGTCCTGCCTCATCTTCGATCACAGCGGCACTGTGCACCGCCTTGGTTATCCGGATTCTATCGAGTATGACGATCTCCCCGGTAAGTCTGACGGCATGGAGGAAAGTGTGCGCCGCGCAGATGAGGAACGGGCCGAAAAGCTGCCGCACGAATGTTCTCAATGCCACTACATGAAACCCGCTGGTGTGTACGTATGCCCGAAATGCGGACATAAGCCGCTGGGCGGTGAGGACGTCGATACTGACACCGGCCGCAAACTCAAAAAGCTGGGTAAAAACCAGCACCAATCCACAAAGGCACAGAAACAGGCCTGGTGGAGTCAGATCAAGTTTTATCAGCGCCAGCGCGTATCGCAGGGGAAAAAGCCCGTCAGTGATGGCTGGTGCGCTCACACCTTCCGGGAAAAGTTCGGTGAATGGCCGAATGACCTGAGTGACTTCCCGATGGAAATTACCCCAGAGGTAAGCAACTACATCAGACACAAACTTATCAGATATGCAAAAGGAAAGGGGAAGGCGGCCGCATCAGCTGAAACTGCCAGCCCCATTCCCGACTCAGACATTACCCACAAGGTAATAAGTGCAAAACGCCAGGTAGAGAATATTCGCAGTATGCTTGGGAGAAGAACCGCGTGAAAACAGCAGAAGCGGCGAAAGGCCGCTGGCCTGAAATTTTAGAGCATTTCGACCTGCCGCCAATAACCGGAAAAAATCACTACAGGGGCGAGTGCCCGGTATGCGGTGCACGTGGCAAGTTCCGCATTGACGACCGCGACGGTGCCGGGACATGGATCTGTGTATGTGGTAGTGGCGATGGTATGAAACTTGTCACCCTGACACAGGGGAAGCCATTTAACGAGATTTGCACCGAAATAGACCATCTGATCGGAAATGATTACCAGCAGGTGAAAATCCCGGTAAACAGCAGCGCCACCAGCTTACGCAAGCGTGTGTTGAGCAAGTTCTCTAAGCTGGAGGCACTGCGTGGCACATCCGGCGCTGCGTATCTTAACTCTCGTGGAATATTCAACCTTCCTGCTGAGGCGATCCGGTTCAATGCTAAGCAGAGACACAACGGGTGTGTATTCCAGTCTCTTTATTCCCTGGCTACTGACGACAAAGGGGAGCTGTGCTATCTGCATCAGACTCTGCTTGATGGCGCCAAAAAAGCAGACATCGGTAGTAGTGCAAAGCGTCTTAAGTCCCTGCAGGAAGATAACTATCTGGATCATGCTCGTTCAGTAGCGATCCGCATGTTTCCTGTCGCCAGCACTCTGGGTATCGCAGAGGGCATCGAAACGGCGCTATCAGCGCACCAGATTTATAAAGTGAAGACCTGGGCAACGATTAACAGCGGCTTTATGAAAAAGTTCCGCGTACCAGCAGGCGTTCTGCACCTGATTATTTTTGCCGACCGTGACGAGAACAGCGCTACCGGACTGGCTGCGGCTTACGAATGTGCTCATGCCAATCTGTTGGCAAAGAACGACCTGCAGCGTGTCAGTGTGTACTGGCCTGATCACGGTGATTTCAACAATATGCTCATGAATGGCGATCAGGTTCGTGAGCTGGTTTTCCACAAGAAAAAGGCGGCAGCGTAATGCGTACAGATAACAATGAACATAAAGCACTATTCTCCATCCCGACGGCAGCGCACAGCTCCGCCCTGGCAAACATCAAACCTCTGCCTGAGCAGCGGAGAATCACCTGGCATAAACAAACCGACGCCTATCTCTGGGTACTGGAGGTCATCCGCCTGAATGAACCGGCACATCTGGACGCTGCAGAAGCTGCGCTGGAGAAAATTAAAATCTCTCCAAAAGAGGCCGAGGAACGGTATTCCCGTTATCTGCTGGCGAATGGCGGTGATCCTTTCCAGGTAGCTTTCGGTACCATCGGCATGGATAACCCGGCCAGGGCTATTGAGAATGCGCGTAAGAACATCAGGAAAGCTGCTGATGTTCGCGCTACGTTCGGCAGCTATGAGGTAGCGATGGAGGACGTAGAGGCTGAGCGAATTATTAAGTCCTCTGCGAAATTCATCGATGATTATGACTGGGGATGGACTCCAGAGGAACTCGAAGCTGGCCATATTGGCTGCGGTCGTATGTTTGAAATTGAAGATCAGCGCCGCGTTATGGTAGACGGCTATCGTGACGTATTGCCAGAGCCGCATACTCTCTCTGATGTTGTTCGTGAATTCATTTACTGGGACTGGCTTTATAGCTCACGCAATGCTGCCGGCAAAGAACTCGGTTATGAATTCGGTTACTCCGGGCATCATAATTCAGTCTGTGACCGCGAGCATTATCTGGAAAAATTGATGACAACAATCAAGCCAGTCACACGCACAGAAGCAATGGAAGTTTGCCGGTGGGTGCTGGAGAACGAAAGACTCAATGACCTGGGCGAGGTTACAAACGCCATTATCCTCAACCTGGTAGGGGAGTGCGAACAATGAAACTTGAGTCCGCTCTCAAACACTTCAGCCCTCAGGGGATGCACATCAGCGACAGCATGAATAGTACAGGAGCCAAACCAATGCGTGACATGTACGAAGTATTAGATCGTTGGGGCGCGTGGGCTGCTGCTGACGGTAATGGGGTCGACTGGCAGCCTATCGCTGCGGGATTTAAAGGACTGTTGCCTCATGGCAAAAAATCACGTCTGCAATGCGATGATGATGTGGGCATCATGATAGACGGGTGTGTAGCACGATTACGGAAGTATAAACCGGAGGAATATGAGCTAATTATTGCTCATTTTGTAATCGGAATCTCACTGAGAGCCATTGCAAAAAAGCGGAAGTGTTGCGATGGGACCATCCGGAAGGAATTGCAGACCGCAATGGGCTTCGTAGATGGATGTATTGCAATGTTAGATTTTTGAATATTAAACATCAGGAAAGCCAGTCAGAAGATTGGCTTTCTAGCGAGACACGCTCTTTCCTAAATCACTTAGCACCAACTCTAGCCCATTAATATTACCCGGCAAAGGCCATTTTGAAAGCATTTCTCCGGAGTCTAACTGGCTTGCTAACCAGTATACAAACAATATGCCTGGTTGAGTGAATAAAGGGTTGTATTCAACTCTACTAATTATTCTTGCTGGGATGTATTTTTTCTCGCCAAGAAGCACGTGGATTTTATTTGGTAGATTGTCGTCAATGTGGTCTTTAAAACTATCAATGACGGAGAAATTGACATGTATATCTTCGTCAATGTATTGCCTCCCTATTTTTTCCGCGTAATACCCTGAAAGAAACTCTAAAAGCTCATTCCTTTCCTTGCTATTATCGGCCAAAATTTCCATTGTTTTGCAAAACAGATCATCCGTTGTCTCCATCAAGGCCATACTACGTGCTATTTGTCGTTCAGCCGATTTAGGCACGTCACCGGAAGGCTTGTAAACGCTATCATGGACTAATTCAGCATAGGCGTGCTGAAGCAAGGTTCTAACTTGAACTTCGCAGCACATTTCAGGCGTTATAATTTCTCCGCAGTACTCGAATTGAGACTTTGGCCTTACCTCATAATGCCGTGATTGATAGTCAAAAATTTTGGGGTTAACATCAATTTCAGATAGATAGTCTTTAGAAACAGTCGCATCCCATTTATCACAACTTTCAATGATGTCACTGATAGTTCTAATTTCAACAGAGAGCAGAACTACAAAACGCACACCAATCAAATCAGTCATTTGCACCACTGGATTGTCATACCCTTTACGACTGACCTTTCCTAATGCTGAGGCGATAGTTTTTAGTCTTGGTTTTGAGTGGATCTTTAGCAGGAGCGCGGCTTTGTCGTCCCCCAAGGAGTTACAAAGAGCACTGTAAATTTCTTCAGACACAAACTGTCCCCAAGCTGCATAAGCATCTTGGTTTGCCTGTAAAAATTCGCGGAACTCATTGATATCCATTACTGTTGACTTTTAAGCCGCCCTTTTATTTTCAAAGTTGTTGATTCATTATCATCCGATGGGATAATTTCCACAAGATTTTTTAGTTGATCTGGAGGGACGGAAACCCATACGTCATTAGAGAATACGAGTTTACTTCTTATTTTTAGCTTAGATTCAATATAACCATTATCCTTAGTTACCGCGGCAGCAGGGAAGCTTTTATTCTTCATAAATTCCAAGTACTCACCCTGCATTTCTTCGGGAAGGTTGGTTTCAGCGAAATCCGCTGTACTTAACGTGGTCTTTCTCGAACGCATCTCACTTCTCAAGGCCTCATGTAGTGCAAGCTTATTACCTTCCTCTATCTGTGCGGTATTAATGAAGTCCCTAGTACTTTCAAAAAAGTCTTGAGTCAGTTTTTTTGAAGACTTACTTATATCCATATCAAGAAACCGAGAGTAGAAATACCCAGCGGCGTTTTTAGTTTCAGTTGATGTCATTAAATGGTCAAACAAAAAAGCACGATAAGATGAGCTGTTATAATTACCATCGCTATCAGGTGGTAAAGCAATGGTTTGGACTATAAAACCAATCTTATAAAAACGTTGCGCAGGAGTTAAAAGAAGTTCTGCAATAAACTCCATTGTCACCTGGTCATCATTTTCAACAGTTCTAAAGCCATTCTGGGTTTCAGCTTTTATTACTGCAAGGAATGGGAGTGAGTCATTTCCAACGCGCCCAGACAATACAGCCAATATCCCACCAGGAGCAGAACTGTTGTATTGTGCCTCGCTAAGTTTACTTGCAAGCCGTTCAGTAACCTTGATGAAATGATTTGTATCATTAGAAAACGTTGAAGCCGACAAATTTAAAAAACAATCATCACCAACACCGCCAATAGACATTTCGATTCCATGAGATTTACTTGCCAAAGCCTCGGTAATCCTCACCTGAAAAGCATCTAATGCATCTTGTTTGAATGCCATTAAAGACTTGCTGGTTTTTGGGGGAGTTAAGGTTTTATCAGCACTTTTAGGAAAAACTCTGTGTGCGATAATTCTTTCTATTAGAAGTCCCTCAAAGCTAAAGTCCACACTCGCCATCGCCTTATCCTTGCTTGTTTGCATGTTATTCATTGCAGCATACGAAATCACTAACGCGTACGCAAAAGCTAATGTAATCTGTTAAGAGATGTCAACTCGCCTCAAGCGCTTAACATCAAGCAGTTGCCAGATGGCGGAGTTTATGTTTCTGGAGCCAGGAACAGGTGGGCACCGATAAGGGCCATTTTGTTTTGCTTCAACCTTCTGCCTGATGTAAAACGGTAACACCAATAACCATACAAAGGGCAATGCTTTGAGCATCGTACATAACCATTTCATGGTCGCAGAAATTGGCGAAACCGTTATCCAGTTACTTGAGAATGGCAAAAGGGTTACGACAGGCAATATAGTTGACTTGCTCGAAAGGAAAAGTCATGCGTTGCATGGTGAAAAGGCTGATGAGATAAGAGAAATTCTGATATTTATCAGGAAAAAATCTGTCCTTTAAACTTGCCATCGACCTCCTGCTTATCGTAGGTTTTTTTCTCGTTGCGGTGAATCCAGCTATGCGCATGGGCGAAAGTGGTCAATCATACAAGTAACACTGTGATTATTGATTCTGATCCGTTTTTATTTGTCTGAGTTTATGGATTATATTACCTCAATGATTTTTTCAGAGGCATGGTTCATGGACAGTTCTGGTGTAAAATACAAGGCTGGAGGCCAGTTATTATTGTCGGTCATTATTGCACTGTCGATGACCGGGTGTGTGAGGGCTGATTCAGTTGTTAAACCGGTTACTCCCAGTGGCAAGGTTGCTGATATGTTTGTAACCCATAAAAGCACAACATCTCCTGCGACGGGAGAAGAAATAAGAAAGTATGCTTTGCAGATAAAATATGCGATTGAAAGTAATTTCTATGATATTGACCAGTATACAGGTAAACAATGTGTTTTAAGTATCCAGATGGCTCCGGATGGGGTGATTCTGAGTATCAAGTCTGACGGTGGCGATCCAGATCTGTGTCGGGCCGCGATGAAGGCAGCTAAAAAAACTAAATTGCCCAGCCCCCCTTCACCAGCCATTTATGACGTATTTAAAAAAGCAGTGCTCGACTTTCAGCTATAAGGTTTCGCTCGCTGATAAATGTTCATTTGTTGCATTGGGTTATCTGGATAGCGTATCAACCTGCCGGATTGATGATGAGGGTTCGATTCCCGCTGACCGCTCCAGATTATCGCATGAAATAGAACAAATTACGGGTCAGTCGTATAAAGGTTATTACGGAAGGCTGTTAACCTTCTTATCGTGGTTCGAGTCCACGCTGGCCCGCCAGACATGCTGGTTTAGCTCCAATGGTAGAGCAGTCGCCTTGTAAGCGAATGGGTAGCGGTTCAAGTCCGTTAACCAGCACCACATACCCTGTGTAGTTCCGCTGGTCACGTGGCGGCGATGGCCCATCGTTACAGGGCAAATTTCAGGCAGAAAAA